TGCCAGCGGTGGCGGTGGCGGTGGCGGTGGCGGTGGCGGTGGCGGAGGAGGAGGGGGCGGTGGTGGCGGTGGCACAGAGACTCCGCCCGCCGAGACGTCTAATCAAACCGTGTCCAACGCTCAGGGCACCGGGGCGCTGGCTACTGACCGCGCCAAATTCAAAGCCGAGATGGATGCTAACCCGGCATTGAAAGAAAAGGTCTTGCGCATAGCCGCCAACGAACAGGGCAAAAATGCCGGCGGTACGCAGGCTGTTATTGAAAGTATGATGAACCGTGCTTCGATGAAAGGCACGTCGCTGGCAGCGCAGGCAAAATGGACCGGGGAAGGCGGGTATTACGAACAAGGCAATATGGGCAAAGGTGCTCTGGAGAACAAAGAGCACGCCGCTGTATTGAACAAATCTCTTGAAGGTGCACTGGCCGGTAGCAACACCACGGATTATGCCACTGACAATGCTTCACAAGGTTTGGCGCGTAAGCGCAAAGCCAATAACGAGATGGAGTTCACTAAGGAATTTAATGGGGAATCGTTCTTCCGTCCCGGTCGTGTAAGCGGTCAAGGCAACGTCAATAAGCATGCGGCGTGGATGAACCGCATGAAGCAGCAGGACGCTGCCAATCCGCAGGTCGCCAGTACTGACCCCAACGTTAAAATTCCTGGCGGAGAGCAAGCCACTGGTTCAATGGCCGACACTGGCCGGGTACCCTCCAATGTAATGGATCAAGCTCGGGCGTTGGCGTTGCAGGGTGGTGGGTCTGCTGACGTACAGAACTTCATGCGGTCGAAGGGTTATCCCAAAGCCGGCGCGTGGTGTGGAGAGTTCACGGCCTCGGTGGTCAAGCAAGGGGGTGGTGTGCCTCCAAAAGATGCGGCCGTTGCTTCCAACTGGTTGAAGTATGGACGGCACGTCGATCCTAAAGACGTCCAAGAGGGCGACGTCATGGTGAGGACGCGCAGCCGCTACGGTGGTCCGGCTGTGCCGGGGCAGACGGGTAGTCACGTCGCCTTGGTTGGCAAGGTTGGCGACAAGACGGTGCAACGGGTCGGCGGCAATCAGGGTAAGGGTATCGTCAATCAAAATCGCTATGACGGAGAGTACGAATACCGCCGTGCCATTCCAAGGGAAAAACCAGCGGGGGCCGTTGATGACCAGCCAAAGGGTCAAGGTGCGGTGTCGGCAGAGGATATTTACGCCGGGAGTGCGGCACGTAATGTTCAACCATTGCGGCAGCCGGCACCGACAGAAGACCAACCATTGCCGTCGCGATCCTCCAGAGACCAACAGATGCAGGTCAATCTCAAGGTCAACGACAACGAGGTGCAGTTTGCCCGGTCGTCAATGCGACGGGCCGCCGACCGCGAGGTGCGGGAGGCCCGCTGGAACTCTTACAGTGATATTGGAGCGGCGTAATGTCCAACTGGGTATTGTTTCAATGGGGTCCGGTGCAGTTTCAGGTCCACCCGTTAAACGTCGGGGAGATGTCCCATCACACGGCATCTGATTGGGCCAAGAAGGAGATTGCCGGTGCCGCCATGTACCGCGAATGGGTTGGTGAACAGGACGAGACCATTCAGTTGAAGGGTCGAGTGTTCCCGCATTTCTTCGCCCGTGCGGCACGGCAACGCGAGCCAACCGCCCTGAAGCCAAGCAGCGGCGGTCTGGGCCACCTCGAGGTACTCGACAACATGCGACGCATGGGACAGGCGCACGTCCTAATGCGTGGCGATGGCTGGCACTTCGGATGGTTTGTCATCGAGTCATTGCAGCGGGCGCATAGTCTAATCGCCCCGGATGGTATTGGTCAGCAGATCGATTTCGAAGCGCAGTTTCAACGGGTACCAATCCCGGACGATTCCGGTTCGCAGTCCGGTTATGTTGGCGGCACGACAGCGGGAACAGTTGGCATATGAGCGTATCCAGCTATGACCTAGTAACAGTCGGTTCGGATTACGTCACGGTGGATTTGATCCTCTGGCGTCGCTACCGCAACCGTTCGCCCGGCATGGTGGAACGTCTGCTGGATGACAACCCGCATCTGGCCAAGTGCCATTGCTTCAGTCCGTTCCTGCCGGTTGGCACGCAGGTCCGTGTGCCGATCGATTACGATATTATGTCCGGCGTGCCGCAGGTCAAGGAGACGGTGGTGCTATGGGGTACGACACCGGAAGGTGACATGACCCAACTGGGTGGCACCAGAACGGTACCTTACGGCACGTCGCCCGGATTCCTCGGAGGGACGTAATGGCGGAACACCAAGGCCCGCGACGAAATGCGGCGGTCAAGATTATGGTCGACGGTCGAGACGTCACGGACCGCATCGACCCTTACTTGATTTCGGTCAAGGTGATCGACACGCTGGAGGGTGACTTCGACACCGTTGCGCTGGAGCTGGATGACCGTAACGCCCAGTTGGCGATTCCGCAGGACGAGGCGCCGCTGAAGGTTTACATGGGTTGGTCCGGCGTGGGTCCGCGGGTTTATTTCAATCCCCCCTTTAAGAACCAACCGGTCAGCGAGATGACCGGTCTCGACGAAGAGGCCCTCAAGACCGAGTTGCCGTTCGGTGGTCCCGGTCTGCGTCTGGTTTTCTCTGGAATCATGTCGCAAGTTGAATCCGGCTTTACACGACGCGGCGGCGGTCGAAGGCTGTGGATCGAAGGTACCTCCAACAACGTCAAGGGACCGGGCAAGCAGACCCAGAATAAATCGTGGGGCAAGGGCAAGGAGGACGACGCTGCCTCCGGTGGTGGCGGTGACGCTGCCTCGGGTGGTGGTGGAGCGTCCGGTGGTGGTGGCGGTGGTGGCGGTGGTGGCGGTGGTGGTGGCGGAGGTGAGGACATCCCGTTGCAACAGGTCATGACCGACATGTTTAGCAAGGCCGGTCTCAGCGTCCAACTGTCGCCGGCGATGGCGGCCATCAAACGAGACTTCTGGCACACCAACGAAAGCGCGCTGCATTTTGGTCAACGCATGGCCGACGAGATGGGCGGGTTCTTTAAAGTGTCCAACGGCGTCGCCATGCTTATTGGCAAGAACGAGGGCATGAATTCCAAAGGGGAAATCATGTCGACCTATGATGCGGTGTGGGGCGTCAACCTAATCGGTTGGCGTATCAAACCGTTTGTCGCACGCGCCCAGCACGCGCAGTCGGCGTCCAAGTTCTTCGACTTCCACAAAGGCGCTTGGGACGGCGTGCAGAAAGCCATTGGCGGTGAACTACCGTTTGGTAACGCGACCGCCATCGCCAACATCATTCAACCGCAGGCCAACTCGGTCAACGGCGGACAGACCAACGAGGGCGTCGCCGCCGATTCCAAGTCCCGTCGCGGTACCGGCTGGGTGTTGCTGAACGGGGAGCCGGGCATCCAGGCGGGCAACTACATAATGATTTCCGGCGCACGTCCCGGTGTCGACGGCAAGTTCCTCGTGACCGAGGTCGAACACAACTATCAACGCGGCGTCGGTTTCACGACACGCTGCAACGTCCGAGACCCGCAGGGTTATGTCGGCGGTTATAATTCCTGGAAGAAGAAACCCGTTGACGCTACACCGGACTTCGCCGATCGATTTAAAGGTGAAGACCCGGCCAAACCAGCGACACCAGAGGCCCCGGCGGACCCCAATGAGAAAATTAATACCTAGAGGGAGAGAGCCATGCCGAGCATTGTCATATCATCGGGTCACGGCAAATACGTCAGAGGCGCCCACGGTGTCATCGACGAAGTAGACGAGGCCCGAAAAGTCGTGGAGCGATTGGCCGACGAGTTGCGCAAACGTAATGTCGACGTGGTCACGTACCATGACGACGTTTCCAAAAGCCAGAACGAGAATTTGAATCGTATCGTCGATTTCCATAATTCGAAGAAACGCGATTTCGATATGAGCGTTCACTTCAACGCTTACGAGCAGGTTTCAAAACCGATGGGCACCGAGGTGCTTTACGTGACCCAGAAGGAGTTGGCGACGGAAGTTAGTGCGGCCATCGCCTCCTGTGGATTTATAAATCGCGGGGCGAAGAAAAGAACGGACCTCTTCTTTTTGAACAACACGGCGATGCCGGCGCTGCTCCTGGAAATTTGTTTTGTGGATAGTACCGCCGACTGCGACATCTACGACTCCCATTTTGGGGACATCTGCGAAGCCATTGCCGACGAGTTGGCCGGCGAACCTGACGACATCTACGAACCCATTCCGCCGGTCAGTGCCACGTTCCACGTCGTTGGTCCGTGCAGCCAGTTTGGCGGACCCGAGGACGAGGGCGTGAGTGACGATGAGGGCCTCGCTTTTATATTCGATGTGCAGGACGCCCCGCACCTGTTCCTGCCGGAGGGTACGCCGGGCACCGAGGGTCGCGGCTTGGCCCGCAGGTTGAATCCGTTTGTCCATTACGTGGCGTGCCGCTGGGATTACGAACGGACGCCGAAGCCGACACTATTGAAGAACGTCGCACTCGTGAAGTCATTGCGCACGGGTGTTTTCCTGGAGGCCTTCCCAGCGGATTGGGGTCCGCATCAGGATACAAACCGAGTCGCCGATTTAAGTCCCGGCCTCATGGCAGACCTCGGAATCGAAACCGACGACGAGGTGGAAGTGATATACCCATGGACAGGAGACTAGTCATGTCAATCCTAATCAGCTTTCTAAACCTGTTGTTGTACATCGCAATCATTGTCTTTATCGCGTTTGTAATTGTGTGGGTGCTGACCTCCTTCCTCGGTGTCAGCATCGACGCCAACGTAATGAAGTGGGGCAGAATTATTGTCGCACTGATTTGCGCCATTGCCGTTTTCATTTGGCTCGCCGGCGTGCTGGGAGGTGGCACCGGTCTGCCGCACTTCTTTCCCGTCCACTAGATCGCAAGTCGACGACTTGCCGCCGGTACCACCGCCGCCACGGTCGATTTGCAAAGGGTGCTGAAAGACAAAACCGGGTCCAAATTTGGACCCGGTTTTTTTCTGTCTGGAGGTCCACCGACTTGGTGCACCGCCAGTATTATTTTACCAATTTTCCCTGTTATTTACGTATTTACGTAAAACTGGCACCTCCACGGGGTCGACATTACTGCGGACATTTCCAGCCTGTTTTGTCCGCCCTAGTCCTGTGCCACCGGCGACCCCGCAAAGGCTTACGGGTGACCCGCGCAAACAGTCCTATGGTGGTGTCAGGGACGGGTCCGGGGGTCAGCCGGCGTCGGAAAAACCGGTCCGGGTAATTGCGGACGGGACAAGTAAAACGGACCCTCGCCCACCTCCATTTGTAAGTACGTTTTAACGCCTAATTACGCCTAAGTACGAGGAATCACTTACGTTTGTGGGGGTGTCAGTCCTACATACCAGAAGCGACCGCTTCTGGTGACCCGTCGCAC